GAATTACTGATCAATCTGGTGCAGAAATAATTAAATTTACATCAGTATCAAATGCAGTAAATGAAATAGATGTATCAAATAATATAGCAGCAAACAACCCTATAATATCAGTTTCTGGTAATGACACTAATATTAATTTAAACCTTTCTGGTAAAGGAACAGGCGCAGTTGAAGTTACTAAGTTATGTTATACATCAACAGTAATGACTACATCTGGCTCAGCTCCAATCGGAACTTCATTAATAATAATTGCAAATAACAGTCCAACTGCAGTTGCTTTAGCAGACGGAACTTCAACTGGTGAATACAAAATTTTTATAAATGAGCAAGCAGGCGTTGCTACAATCACTCCGGTTAATTTTAATCATGATTCAGCAGGAGGTACAACTGAAATTCTTCTAAATCAATACGACTCAGTTACGTTAACTTGGTCCGGATCATCTTGGTACATAACTGGTGGTCTAAGCGCAGTAACGGTTAACTAAAGGAATATAAATATGGCCGCAATTATTACAAATACATTTAAACAGCAATTAATACAAAATGTATATCAAGAAGTATATTTTCCAGATTCTTCTTCTTCACACAAATACTATATTGGAATAGGTAAATCTGAACAATGGGATAGTAATGAAGCTGTCGTAAATCCAGCAAATACTCCTAGAGATATTAGAAATTTAAGAGCAGGATTACAGTCTATAAAAGCTGCAAATAATTTGTCTTTTGTTATTCCTAGATATAATTGGACTTCTGGTTCTATATATCAAGGGTATGACGATAATTTTAATGCAATACCTAGTAACAGTTATTATGTATTGACAGAAGATAATCAAGTCTTCATATGTTTACAACAAGGTAGAGGGAATAATGGTACAATTAATACTTCTACAGTAAAACCATCAAAACCAGCGAGTTTATCTACAATACCTTTTAAAACGAGTGATGGATATATATGGAAATTTTTATACTCTGTTGGTAGTATTCGAGCACAAGCATACTTATCTGCTAATTTTGTTCCTGTAGAAAAAATATTAGATTCTGCCACATTAGGAAGACCTTTAACTCTTGTTGAAGAAGAACAAGTTTTAATTCAAGATGCAAGCGTTTTTGGACAAATTATAGGTGTTACCGTTGTTAATGGCGGAACTGGATATACAAGCGCGCCTACAGTGACAATTAATGGAGACGGTGTAAGAGCAGCTGCTACTGCGCACGTGAATGGTGGAGCAATTGTTAAGATAGAATTAGATTCAAGTACTGATAGTACAATGGCTATGGGTCAAGGTTATAATTTTGCAAGTGTAACTTTTAATGGTGGAGGTGGCGCTGGTGCAAGTGCCCGGACAATTTTAGGAACAGATAGCGGTATAGGATCAGATCCTAGAATTGACCTTAGATCTACATCAATGATGTTTAACACAAAGCCAGATGGAATAGAAGACAGTAATTTTATTATAAATCAAGACTTCAGACAAGTTGCATTAATAAGAGATCCAAAAGTTGCTAGTGGAGATTCAGATTTTGGAGGAACAAGCGGTAAAGTCTTAAGATATTTTCAACTTCAAGCAGTAGCAAGTGCATCATTTAAAGATGTTGTTGTAGAAGGTTTAACATCAGGAGCTCAAGCTCATGTCGATGATGTTGATAGCGATAAATTATATTTTCATCAGTCAGAACTTACTGGATTTAAAGAATTTAATGAAGGAGAAGTTGTACAAGGTGGAGGCGTTTCCGGAACCTTAGTTGCATCAGGAGTTGACGCAGATACAAATGCTTATGCTATAAGTGATATAGAAAAATTATCTGGAGACATACTATATATAGAAAATAGAGCTCCAGTATTTAGGTCAGGCAACCAAACAGAAGATATAAAAGTTGTAATAACACTTTAAGGAATATAAAATATGTCTACAATACTTACAACTAACGCATTTCAAGCAACGTATAAAGATGATTTTGCTGATAGCAGCGGATATCACAAAATACTTTTTAATGCAGGAAAAGCACTACAAGCACGTGAATTGACACAGCTTCAAACAATATTACAAAATCAAATACAAAGATTTGGTGATAATATATTTAAAGAAGGTGCTGTTGTTAAACCTGGCGGTGCAAACGTTAATCCAAAGTATGAGTTTATTAAATTAGATACATCTACTAATGTATTATCAGCTGATACTGATTCACTAGTTGGAACTACTTTTATAGGTCAAACATCTGCAATTCAAGTGAAAGTTTTGCAAGTATTAACAGCGTCTGGCTCAGACCCAGATACTTTATACATTCAATATACTAATACTTCTTCAGCAAGTGTATTTACTAGCCCTATTCGAATGAGTGCTGGTGAAGATATTTCTAATGGTGCTACAACATTAACAGTTCAGTCAATAAACACTGTAGCTAATCCTGCAGTTGGAGTTGGAACATTAGCAACTTTAGCATCAGGAATATATTATGCAAGAGGACACTTTGTATTTACTGAAGATCAATCTAAAGTTATTTCAAGATATAGCGATAACGTAGATGCTAACTTAGGATTTATTTGTGCTGAAAGCATTGTAGTAGCAGCTGATGATCTTACTTTATATGATAATCAAGGAGCTGCTCCAAATTTAACTTCGCCAGGAGCAGATCGTTATAAAATCCAACTAAATATTGCTGTTGAGAGTGAAATAACTTCTGAGCAAAACTTCATTCATGTGGCAACTATAAAAAATGGTGAAGTATTTAGTGCAGTATCAGTAAACGACGCATATAATATTCCAAGCGATGTTATAGCAAAAAGAATATTTGAAAATTCTGGTGATTATATTGTAAAACCTTTTGCAATAAATTTTAAATTAGATTCTGTCAATACACATTTACAATTAAATATAAGTCCTGGAACAGCTGTAGTAGATGGATATAGAGCATCTATAGATGCTCCAACAACTCTACGAGTCAATAAACCTACACAAACTATTGTTATTACTAACGATGCTACTGGTGTTGATTATGAAAATTCTATAGTAGTAAATACTGATAGTGCGGGCGCAAATGACGGATTACCTGATATAAACACTTTTCCAATACTAAATCTTAGAGATGGTCACAACTATGCCGGAACAACTATTGGAACTGCAAGAGTTAAAGCTATAAATCATTTTGAAAATAAACTTAAATTTCATATGTTTGATGTTCAATTAAATAGTGGAAAAGCTTTTAGAAATGTTAAAAGTATAGGAACAAGTACTTCTGAATATTTCAATGCAGAGTTAGAAAATGGTAAAGCAGTTTTAAAAAATCCATCTAATAGCACATCATTATATGGTGTATCGAATCCTAGACCTAAAGCAATTACAGATATATCATTTGCTGTACAACGTAGATTCACTACAACCACAAATGGAACAGGACAAGCTTCAATAAGTTTATCAGCTACTGGAGAAACATTTACTAATGTAAGTGATTGGATTATTGGTAGTGATAGTAATGTATTATATCCTAGTGCGTTATATACTAATCCAACAATTGGCGGAAATGGAACAACATCTTCAACTATAACATCATTGCCAGCTAGTCAAAATGTTGAAATACTTGCTTATGTAAATAAAGGAAATCCATCCATAAAAACTAAAACGTTAACAACTGCAACAGAAGTAATCGCTGGTTCAGCATCATTAAGTTTAGCTAAGGCTGACATATTTGATATTATTGAAGTTATAAAAGCAGGTGATAGCGCTACACTTAGAACTAATAGTTTTACACTAGACAATGGCCAAAGAGATAACTTTTATGGATTAGGAAAATTAAATTTAAAAGCAGGATTATCAACGCCTGATTCATGCCAAGTAAAATATCGATATTTTGAACATGGCGTTGCTGGAGACTTTTTTGCAGTCAACTCGTATACAGGTCAAGTGACGTATGATAAAATACCACGATATAGAACTGGAAATGGAAGAACAATAAACTTAAGAAACTTTTTAGACTTTAGATCTGTTGTACATTCTGATGGAACTTTCGTTGGTGCTAATGCTCGTGCGATTGAACAGCCTCAACCAGGCACTCTTATTACTAGTGATAATGAATATTATTTAGCTCAAGCAGCAAAGTTAATAATAGATAGAGAAGGTATAATAAGATTAATGACTGGTCAATCTAGTTTTAATCCAGTTTCGCCTAACACACCCGATCAAACTTTAGGTTTATACGATGTGTTCTTAAGAGCAAATACAGATAATGATTCTGATTTAACTATTCGTAAATTAGAACATAGACGCTTTACTATGAAAGATATTTCTACATTAGAAAAAAGATTAAGTAATGTAGAAGAAGTTACTTCGTTAAGTTTATTAGAAGTTGATACAAAATATATTCAAACATTAGATTCTGCTGGAAATGATAGAACTAAATCTGGCTTTTTTGTTGATAAATTTGCAGATCATACATTCTCTGATGTTAGACTTAATGCTGTAGGATACCGTGCTTCAATAGATCCTTTAAATCATAACATGCGACCTGCTTTTTATGAAGATAATGTAAGATTATTATATGATTCAGCCAGTTCTACTAATACCATTCGTAAAGGCGACAATGTTTATATGGCGTATGATGAAGTACCATATATTAATCAAAATCAAGCCACTAAAGCTGTTCTTCTTAATCCATTTGCAGTCGTGATATACGAAGGCCTAGTAACATTATCTCCAGCGTCTGACGAATGGAGAGATGTTGATAGACTTCCAGAAAAAACTGTCACTGGCGGAACAAGAATTGCTGCATCTAAT